AGAACCGCATGTAAGCCCTGCTGGAGGTCATTGAAGAAGCCAGCCAGAAGGTGATCATATTTGCACCATTTCGTCATGCTATTGAGATCATTGCGGAAGAACTAAAGAATCAAAAGATTACGTGCGACATCATCAATGGCGCGGTACCCGCCAGTAGACGCTCAGAGATTTTCAAGAAGTTTCAAGAAGATACAGATCCACGAGTGCTTGTCATACAGCCTCAAGCGGCAGCACACGGTGTCACGTTGCATGCAGCCAACGTTGTTGTATGGTGGGGACCGATTACATCTATTGAGACTTATTTGCAGGCCAACGCTCGTGTCCACCGTGCGGGACAACATCACCCTTGCACCGTGGTACATTTGCAAGGCAGTCCGGTCGAGAAGCGCATCTACAAGATGCTCTCGCAGAAGTTGGACGTACACACTAAGTTGATCGAACTCTATCGAAATTTTGTGACGGAGGTTGCTTGACTTTGTAAAGCAGTAGCCATAAATTAGGAGACCCACGAGGAGAATACTATGAGTGCAATGAACGCAGAAAAACTCGCGGCAATCTACGTAAAAATCCGAGATGCCCGCAGAGACTTGGCTAAGAAAGACGAAGAACTCAAAGCACAACTTGATGTTGTCGCTGAGCAATTACTTGAGATATGCAAGGAGCAGGGTGCCCAAACCATCCGTACTCCGCATGGCACCATCTCGCGCAGACTGAACAAACACTATTGGACTAATGATTGGGATTCGTTCTTTCGGTTCATCAAAGAGAACGAGGCTTTCTCATTGCTTCAACGGCGCATCAACAACGCGAACATGGAGCAGTTCCTTGAAGAGAACTCAAACCTTCACCCGCCGGGGTTACAGGCAGACATCGGTCAAACCATAGTTATAGTAAAACGCTAAGGAGCGCACATGAGCAATGATCTTGCTGTTCTGGATTCTGGGTTGCCAGATTACTTAAAGACCCTGCAAGTCGATAACACTACCAAGGCTCTCATGGGCGGCGGTAGCGGTTCACAGTCCAAGCGCATCTCCATCCGTGGAAGTGTGTGGCGACTGATGATCAACGGAAAGGAAGTTACGCACAACGAGGATCGCCATCTGAACGTGGTGATTGTCGCCGCTGCTGAAAAGGTATCGCGCACGTTCTACGCGCAGCAATATCAGGAAGGCGGCGAGGTGGTCGCACCCGACTGTTGGTCTGCTAATGGCGAAGTGCCAGATGCAAAGGCTGCGTCCCCACAGTCGAAGCGGTGTGTAGATTGTCCGCAAAACATTGCTGGTTCTGGGCAAGGCAATAGCCGTGCTTGCCGTTATAGCCAGCGTATCGCTGTCGTTCTTGCGAATGACATCGGTGGAGATGTGTTCCAGTTGACGCTGCCATCTACGTCGATCTTTGGAGAAGGTGCTGCTGGCAAGTGGCCCCTGCAAGCCTACGGCAAGATGCTTGGTAGCAAGGGTATTCCGGTTACTGCCGTCGTGACCGAAATGCGGTTTGATACCAATAGCGCCACGCCGAAGGTTAATTTCAAGGCCGTCAAGTTCTTGGAAGCAGAGCAGCATCAACTTGCTATTAAGCAGGGCGAGACTGAAGCCGCCAAGCGAGCGATCACTATGACTGTGGCAGAAGCAGATGGAGTGAAGGCCAAGGCTCTTCCTGCTCCGAAAGCAGCACCTGCCCCAGTTGAAGAGGTCGTCGCTGAACCTGTGAAGCGTACATCCAAGAAGGTCGAGGAGGCCGCAGCGAGCAAGCCTGACCTGTCTCAGATCCTTGCCACTTGGGATGACTAATGGCAACCACTAAGGGCTACACAACACTAACTGTACAGGCTATCTACGATGCAAATCCTTTTTATCTTGGGGTTCAACTTGCCAAGATCTGCATCAGACTGAACATACCTGTTGCTGATGTTGCGGAGTACCTTGATGTGAGTAGACCAACCGTTTATTCATGGTTTGTGGGTAAGCGGGATGTCGCTCCGAAGTACGCAGAACAGGTACAAAAGTTAATCGACAAGTTGTCGTAAAAGTAGGTGGGCTAGGTTCGCTACCGAAGAGGGCATTGCCGTCTGCCCCTGCCCACTCTATTTGACGGTTTTTTGAGGACGGCTATGCTTACACGTAAGGACTTTCTTTCTCTTGTTCTTCCCCCACTTGGAGAAGGTGAGTCCTACTGTACCGTTGGCATCAAGGAAGATGGGGAGAACAAGGACGTTCGCCAGCGGTTTGTCGGCAGTATCGATGAGATTTGCCAACACGCCGACGAGTTCGTAACTACAAAGTACAATGCGTTCTACGGCATGGCGAAGTATGGCGAGGAGAACCGTCGTACAACTAAGAACGCTATAGCCCTCAAGTCATTCTACGTTGACCTTGATTGCGGCCCCGGTAAGCCGTTTGCTGATCTTAGCGAAGGCATGGTTGCGCTCAAGGCTTTCTGCAAGGCCACAGGTTTACCGCGCCCGACCATCGTCAAGTCTGGTATGGGTGCCCATGTCTATTGGGTATCTGAAGAAACTTTGCCACGTGAGCGGTGGACGCTACATGCTGAGCGGTTGAAGGAACTGTGCGTAGAACACAAGTTTGAAGTTGATCCGGTTGTGACGGGCGAAGCCGCCCGCATCCTGCGTATACCCGAGACGTACCATGTCAAAGACCCGACCAATCCTATTTTGGTTGAGGTGCTACACGTAGGTGCCCAGCTCCAACCTGATCAGATCCATAAACTTCTTGCCCCAAGTATTGATGCGCTTAACCGCAGCACCGTACCGATCAAGCGGCAGTTAGACCCAGCGACCCTTGCGCTCATGGGCAACTCCCAGTCGCGCTTCAAGACCATACTGGTCAAGTCGTTGGAAGGTACTGGGTGCGCCCAGATCGTTAACATTTTTAATAATCAGGAAACACTTGAAGAACCCATGTGGCGGGCTGGACTCAGCATCGCTCAAGTGTGCGTGGACCGAGATAAAGCCATCCACGTACTGTCTAATCGGCACCCCGAGTATTCACCGGAGGCTACTGAGAAGAAAGCCAACGAAACTAAGGGGCCGTACACCTGCGAGACATTCAAGAAACTAAAGCCATCGCTGTGCGAAGGATGCCCGCACAAGTTCACATCTCCTGTGCAGTTGAGCAAGGAGATTGTCGAGGCCAGCGAAGAAGATAACAAAGTCGTAGAAGTTGAGGAGATCACCAAGGAAGAGCGGCAGTACACCATCCCCAAGTATCCGTTCCCGTATTTCCGTGGGCGCAACGGCGGCATCTACCGCAAGGTCAAGAGCAAGGAAGATGATACCGAAATAGATGAACTGATCTTCCCGTACGACATGTACGTAGTTAAGCGCATCATAGACCCCGACTTGGGAGCTGCCTTGTTACTGAGGTTTCACACCCCCAGAGATGGGGTGCGGGACATTATTCTTCCCAATACGTCCACGGTATCCAGAGAAAAGTTCATGACCCTCGTGGCGTTTAACGGGATTATGGTACTTGGAAAGAAACAGGAAATGCTGATGAACTACGTGGAGACTTGGAACAATCAGTTGATGCATGAGAAAGCGGAGAAGGCGCACCGCCAGTTCGGTTGGACTGACGATAACTCAGCCATAATTATTGGCGACCGGGAGATCAGGGCTACTGAAATTGGGTACAGCCCACCGTCCGCACCGACGCTACCCAACGTGCCGTTCTTCCAACCGAAGGGCGACTTCCATACGTGGAAACACATTATCAATCACTATGCCACCCCCGGTCTGGAGTACCGTGCGTTTGCTTTCTTGTTGGGATTTGGTATCCCACTCATGCGCTTCACCGCGTTGGAAGGCTTCCTCGTAAACCTATTTAGCCGTGACTCTGGTTCGGGTAAGACCACGATCCTCCATGCCATCAACAGTATCTACGGACGCCCCAAGCAACTGACTCTGGCTCCGAAGGACACGTACAACGTACGCATGCAGCGTCTTGGGGTCATGCAAAACCTAGCCGTGACGATGGACGAGATTACCAACATGGACGCAGAGCAGATGTCTCAGCAGGTCTATGACGTTACGTCCGGTCGCGCCAAGAACAGACTCAAGCAGCATGAGAATAGTGAGCGCACAAACAGCACTCAGTTTCAGACAGGCATGATCTCGTCATCTAATAGATCTGTTATGGACATACTGCTATCCCTAAAGGCGTTTCCAGATGGTGAGTTGAAGCGCATTCTTGAAATACCTGTTACCCCAGAACCGGATGCAGACGCTATCTGGTCGCGCACTCACTTTGAGCGGTTGATCAATCATTATGGGCATGCCATCCAGCCTTACGCTCAAGGCGTTATAGCGCAACTGCCAGCAGTGAGGGAACTTGTTGAGAAAACTCGTGACAAGGTAGATAAGCATGCTCACATCCGACCAGCCGAGCGGTACTGGAGTTTGATTGTGGCTCTGTCGGTAGCAGGAGGACTAATCTCTAAGCGGTTGAATCTGCACGACATTCCTATTCAGCCGGTGTTTGATTTCGGCGTAAACCTGATTAAGACCAGTCGGGAGAAGGGCAAGGAGTACATGTTTGATGCTGACGAGTTCCTCAGTCTGTTCATGCGGAACAAGTACCACGAGGTTCTTATCATCAACAACAAGCCAGATAAGCGCACAGGGATTGAGCATGTACCAATCCGCGAACCCCGCAACGCGCTTAGCATGCGGTATGAGCCTGATACAAAGATGTTGTATGTAGCCGCCAGTGCTTATCGACAGGAGTGCAACAGGCTTGTTTTAAATTTTGAAGAAACGCTGAAGCCGTACATCAAGGCCAAGGCACTTATCATGCACCCCGGCAACGAAGTCATTAAGGTCAAACGCATGTTTGTTGGCACCGCAGCCGGTAGCACCGCAGGTGTACGCTGCCTTTGGTTTGATACAACCAAACTGGATTTCTTCAACGAAGAATTTTTAATGGGCGAAGATGAGGATATTCAACCTGCCACTGGTGGTTGAGTGGCATAAGTTCCAACCCGGCTCATCGTTCTTCATACCGTGCATTGACCGTAAACGGGTGGAGCGATGGGTACTAGCCGAAGCTAAGCGCCTGAAGGTAAACGTCTTGTGTAAACAAGTTGTGGAGAACGGGGTATACGGTTTGCGTGTTTGGCGGGTACCGCCTAGAATGCCCTTGCACTCTAGTTCTCCTTGAGCGGAGACCCTTTACCCCCGGTTCGCCGGGGGGTTTTTTAATCAATCTCTTCCGTTACTCCAAGTTCTTCGTAGATACCACGAGCCAACTTGGGGTCCAACGTCACACCGTTGACGGACATAGCTATCTTCTTTTGCCGACGTTCGACGGCACCAATCAACGTATCCGCAGTAATCATGCGACCGGGATACTTACGGCTAAACGCCCGCGCTTCTTCAACGGCTTCCCTAAACCCTTCCATATCCCCACTGATACGCGCTACGGCGGCACGAGCGATGATGGCGTTACGTCGTTCACGGATCTGGCTTTCCATGCGCTTGGAAGCACCAGCTATATCACCGGCTTCGGCAACTTCACTTGGACGGAATCCAAAGATCTGCATAAACACGTTGTACGCATTTACGTCCTCAACTAACGGTAT